GGCGGCGCCGAAGGCCTCCGCCACCTCATCATGCCGGTAAGGCTCCCCAAGTGAGCGGCACTGAAGACCTGGCCGGGCAGGACATGCTGCCCGGCAAGTGGCCCGAACCCATCATCACTGCAGACATCTACATGAAGACGGCGGTAACCGAAGCCCTCGAACAATTCGAATACTTCATTCGATGCATCGGCGCCAAGCAGGACGGCGAAGACGAACTGCATAAGGAACGTCGGCTCTACAAAGCCAACATGCACCTCTTCTCATGCTTGGTCGATGCCGTGACCATCGACTTCCTCAGGGAACTCCAGGGCTACAACCGGGCATGGGCTGACAAGTTCGCTTCCGAACTCAAGGACAAACTCGACGGCGAATACTACGCCGAAAGCATGTGGGGATGGGCGCAAGACCTCGGCCTCGACCCCGACTCAATCATCGAAGCAGCGAAGGCGAAGTTCGCCGAGAAAGAAGCGACGTGAAAGCAGGCGAATTCTGCGCGGGATACGGCGGCTTGATGATGGCCATCGAGGCGGTCTTCAATGCCAAGCCAGCATGGGTAAGCGAGTTCGATCCTGCCCCGTCGAAGATTCTCGCCTACCACTATCCCACTGTCCCCAATCTCGGTGACATGACGAAGGTCGACTGGTCGTTAGTCGACCTCGTTGATGTCATGGGCGGAGGGACCCCGTGCCAGGACCTAAGCCATGCCGGCGCACGCAAGGGAATGACCGAGGGCACCCGCTCGAATCTCTGGGTGCACATGCGCGAAGCAATAGCAGTCCAGAAACCTACGTGGGTGGTCTGGGAGAACGTGAGAGGAGCATACAGTGCCGGAGCCGATAGCGATCTGGAATTCTGCCCGGGATGCATGGGAGATGCCAGGGACGGCAGGACTGTTCTGCGAGCACTTGGACGTGTACTCGGAGACCTTTCCGACCTCGGGTATGACGTCCAGTGGCGTGGCCTTCGAGCTTCCGACGTGGGAGCACCGCACGCCCGCTTCCGGGTCTTTGTCCTCGCCCGGCTTCGCGTTGCTTCCGACCGTGACGGTAAGCGACACGAACGGCCCCGGGATGCACGGGGACGGTGGGCTCGATCTACGGACCGCAGTCTCACTCTTCCCAACACCGCGGGCTACGGACGGGGACAAAGGTGGACCGAACCAACGGGGCAGCTCGGGCGATTACATGCTCCCAGCGATCAGCAATCTGCTGCCCCCGCCCAAGGAAGCAAAGCTACTCCAAACACCATCCGTAGCGGACGCTCTGGGCGGGCACGAGAGGCGCGGCGGGAAGAGATCGAAGGAGCTCCTGCTGAACGGCCAGGCGAAGGAACTAGCGAAGCTGCCGACACCCCGAGCTACGAGGGGCGGCAGTTCGACGGAGACGGTGGAATTGCTTGGGGCGATTACGAACCAGCCATCCGGCGTTGGGAATTCGTCACCGGTCGATCAGTTCCCCGGCCAACAGAGCCTACTGGACGCGCTGGTGGAGAGCGACTGAGTCCACGCTTCACTGAGTGGATGATGGGCCTGCCCGATGGATGGGTTACAGATCCAGCCATCGGCATCAGCCGCAACGAGCAACTCAAAGCATGCGGTAACGGCGTTGTCCCGCAGCAGGCAATTGCCGCGCTGAAGGACATGCTGAACGCGTTTCAAAAGGAAGGAATAGCCGCATGACGTGGGAAAATAGAGGTGAGGCCAGCAACCGCGGGAACGGTTACCGGCCTCTAACCCGCTCGCATACTCACGATATGGAGGGGCTCTCATGGAGTCTAACCGAAAGCGTTCCGCCGCCCGCACTCACTGCGCAAAGTGCGGCGTTGAACTCAACGACCAGAACTGTCACCGCCGCGCTGGCGAGTCCAGGTATCGGTCCGACTGCAAAGACTGTCGGGCCATTCGGCGCCGCGAGCTACACGATGCCGCCGAAGAAGAGCGGCGCGTCATGCTCGACAGGCAGGTCTGCGACATCTGCAAGCGCCCGGAGACGGCAAAGCGTAACGGCGTCGTCCGGTTGCTCAACAAGGACCACAACCACATCACGGGCGAATGGCGCGGCCTGCTCTGCTCCCGTTGTAACACCACCATCGGAATGTTCAACGACAACGTCGAGCTCCTCAAGCGCGCCATCGAATACCTGGAGAACCCTCCCGGACTTGTCCTTGTGGACGACGAGCCGGCAGAAGCCCGGCAGGAATGGCGCAAGGGCCCGTTCGCCGCACAGATCACTATGCAGTCGTAGCTCCCCTACGCGCTGCACTGCCAGCGCGTAGAAAGGAGAGCCATGGAGCCGGAAGATAAAGACCGGCGACTGTGGGCCAAGATCGACGTCGACTACTTCGACAACGCGAAGATCGACACTCTCTCCGACTCCGCCCAACTCCTGCACCTCGGACTCATCTTGAAGGCCAAGAAGCAAGGGAAGGGCGGAGTCATGTCGGCCAGGACGTGCAAGGCCCGCGGCGACGGGCCCTTGAAGGAGCTCGTAGATGGTGGCCTGATCCACAAGGTAGACGCCCGTACCTACCAGCTGCACGACTACGGGAAACACCAGACAGACACCGTCGAGTTGTCGGAAAAACGAGCGAAGGTCGGCCGTCGCGGCGCCCACGTCACCAACCATGAAAAGCGCCGGGTCTACGTCGAAGCCTGCGAGCACTGCCAGCAGGCCGCCGTGGACTGCGAAGGATGGCTGAAACACGCGGAACTCGGGGCATGAATCGCCCAGTCAAGCGAGCGGCAAAAGCGGCAAACGGAGCGGCAATTGCCGCCCATTAGCCGCGGCAAAAGCCCGGCAACAGAGCGGCAGAGTTAAGAGTACCTACTTACGTAGGTAGCTCATCTCACCTTTATCAGTGGTTAAGAAAGAAAGAGATTGAGACTTTTCAATCAAATCGTCACCTAAGTAACGCGCAAGGCCGGGACGGCTGATTGATGGAAGGAAATCCCCATGATGACGGAAAGCCAGGCCAAGGCGCTGGCCACCATGCTCCACGAGATCAGACCAAGGTGGAGCGCCCCGTCGATGATGAAAGTCCTTGAACGGAACGCCAAGCATCCGGCGTCGTTCTCGGACACTGCACTCGCTGCCATCACAGCAGCACGAGACCCAGCAGTCGAGACACCAGGGTGCATCTTCACCGACCCGCGGTTCTGGCCCGAAGCATCCAAGGCGCATCTGCCAAAGCCGGCGCCGTGCCCGGACCACATCGGAGAAGCCTCCCACAACTGCCGATGCTGCAAAGCCGACGTCAAAGCCGGCATCCGCCCCGCCGACATGATCGGCAAACACCACGAACCAGAAAGCGAAGACGACGAATGAGCGGCCCATCCTGGCATCTAAGCCATGATCCGTTCGACCGCCCACTTGGGTGCAACGGCAAGTACGGCGCGTCCGGCCTGCAAGTGCACCGCAGGAAGGGCGAGAAGCCTTGCGACGCATGCAACGCATCGAACAACCACGCACGCCGGGAACTGAGACGCGGCCAACCACTACCCCGCCCGCACCACCCATGCGGGACACGGCCAGCAGCAGCCAGACACAGAGCCAACGGCGAACCACTCGACCTCGCCTGCAAGCTCGCCGAAGGCAAATACAACAACGACATCAAACGCAAGGCGAAGGCCGCTCGGAACCGGGCGGCCTCTTCCATTCCCACCGAAAAGGACCACGCAGCATGACCGCTACCGACCAGACCCGCGCCGCCCTCGCACAGCTGCAGCAGCGCATCTTCAACATCAACGAGTCCAAAGGCTTCCACGAGGACCGGCCCAAGCCCATGCGCATCGGCTCGACATTGAGCGGCATCGCGGAACGCAACCAGCGCCTCGCAAACTGGCAGGGCAACAAGCTCATGCTCATCGTCTCCGAAGTCGCCGAAGCTCAAGACGAGATCCGCAACGGCCGAGCCGCAGACGAAACCTACTACCCGACCGCACAGAGAGACCTCGACGGGTCCGTAGTCGGAGGACCGTTCAAGCCCGAAGGCGTCCCATCGGAAATCGCCGACGTCGTCATTCGATGCTTCGACTTCGCTGGCACCGAAGGATTCAACCTCGCGGAGATCATCCTCGAGAAGCTCGCCTACAACGAGACGCGCCCCTACAAGCACGGGAAGAACTTCTGATGGGCAAGGCGTCGCGCTGGAAGCGTGTCCCGGCCTTCGCCAGGAAGCACCAGCTCGCGTGCTTCGGCAAGCGACTCGACCCAGAGTCATACACCCCGGGCCACGAACTATCTGACGACATCAGCAAGGCAGACGTCATCACCTCAGAAGTACGCGGTGAAGGCACCCACCGGCCAGTCCTTGACCTCGACTTCCACGCCCAGCTGATCCCGTCAAGCACTCCCGGACACTTCCACCTGTACCTCGACAAGGAGATGACGTGGGAGGCATACGAGCGTCTACTCAAGGCCCTCGGCCGGGCGGGGATCCTCGAAGAGGGCTACGTGGCCGCCAGCATCGCCCGCGGCTACACCTCTGTCCGGCTCCCCTGGATCAAGAAGAAGACGCCGGCAGCCAAGCAGGAGGCCCAGCTGTGACTGAAGCAGTCAACCACCCCGCGCACTACGGCGGCGAGGAAGACCCGTATGAGGCCATCAAAGTCATTGAGGCATGGGTACTCGGCTTTCACCTCGGCAACACCGTCAAGTACATCAGTCGGGCCGGGAACAAGAGCGGCCAGTCAATGCTGCAAGACCTCAAGAAGGCCCGCTGGTACCTCGACCGCTGGATTCAGAAGCTGGAGGCCGAACAGTGAACCCGGACTGCCGAGACGGCAAACACGCGTCATGTTCCGGCGATGGCTGGGACAGTCGCCTCGACGAACCTGCACCCTGCCCGTGCGCCTGTCACGACCCACAGCCAGACCAGTGCAACGGCAGCGAAGAATGCGATGCCCCATGGCACTACCACGGCTGCTACGGCGACGCCGGCGCCTGCGACAGGCCCGAAGAACACACCATCGCGGCGTCAACACCGCGCCAACGACTCATAGGAGATCCGCGAGATGCCTAACCCATTCCGCACCCCGAAGCCATCCAAGCCGATCACACAATGCACCTGCGCCGGATGCAAGCCCACCGAACCCGAAGCTGCCAAGTCATGATCCACGTCTTTGTGCCAGGCACGCCGGTCCCGCAAGGCTCCGTGGACGTCTTCCGTGGCCGTGTCGTCTCAGTGAAGGCGCCGCTGCAGCGGTGGCGCGCCGCGATCCGAAGGGCAACCGTTGCCAAGCTCGTGGGCGACCCGATGGACGGGCCGCTGAGCGTATCGCTCGTGTTCCAGCTGGAACCACCACAGCGGCCACGATGGCCGCTGCCAGCCGTCAAGCCGGATTTGGACAAGCTCACCCGCGCCGTCTTCGACTCGCTGTCAACCGTCAAGGACCGGAAGACCAAAGCAACCATCAAGGGCGCAATCACCGACGACGCCCGAATCGTCAGCTTCACCGCCGTGAAGACCTACCACGGGACACCCGGCGTCATGATCACCATCACCAAACAGGAGACACCATGAGCCGCAAGACCTCATTCGTCGGCGCTCATGACGCACACCCGAAGCGCCCGCAGGTCTTCAACATCCGCTACCTCCCCACGGAACCGGGAAAGCGAATCTTGACCAGCGGAATGGACCCGAAGCCGTGGCACGTCAGCCTCGACTCCATCACCAAGAAGGAATTCCGGACCCACGCGAAAGCCATCCGGTACGCGCACAAGATCACCCGGAAGAAAGGCAAGCGTGGCAGCAAGACGTAAACCCGGCGGCCACCCCGCCAAGCAAGACCCAAGCGTCGCCAAGACCTTCCGCGCAATGAAGTCGGCCGTAGAACTCGTACGCGACCTGGACGGCAAGATCAGCGCTGAATCGCACCTGAACCTCAAAGCGTCCGCGCTCGGCCTCATGTTCGTCTACTCCGAACTCACCGGCCTACCCGCACCCACCGAAATCCTAGGAGGCAACACATGACGTTCCCCGGGCAGGAACAAGCACCGTCACCCCCGGCGCCGCGCCCTCAGCGCAACTTCGTGTACCGGGTCTACGACGGTGGCATCGAACACGCCATCAGTTCCCACGAGGTCTACTTCTACGACGCCGGCAGGGTCGGCTTCTGGAACGACAGCGAGCGCGAAGGTGAGCGCATACTCGTCCTCGCCACAAAAGCGTTCACCGTCCGGGAGGTGGTCAACAAGTGACCCTCGAATGCACTACCGAGGATTGCCGGAACATGACGAGCGACTACCTCTGTGGCCGGTGCACATCCGATCTGCAGCAGTGGCTCGACAAGGTGCCCGTCTTGATCGAGGCTCTCAACGTCACTATCGCCCGTCTCGACGTCGTCCGTCCCGCAGGTGGTGGAGGCGGCGGTGGTGGCCACAAGCCAGGATCCGCGGCGCCGCTCAACCTTGATGCGCTGCAGCTGCAAGAGAACCTCCGCAGCGTCAGCCGAGACGCCAAGGAATACGCGAGGGACGACCGCGCCGCCGGCCTAGCGTGGCTGATCCAAGACTGGGTAACCAAAGCCGAGCTACTCGTCTCCGGACCCGACGAACCACCCGTCAACCACCAAGCCAACCGCGAGCGCATCAAGAACATCGCGCCCGCCATGCCCACACGGAAGCTCGTGCCATGGCTCCGGCTCAACGCCAAGGTCGTAGTCACCAGCAAGGACATCCGCAACTGGGCGTTCCGCGGCAAACTCACACCAGTCGAACGCGAACCATCACCGACCTACCACCCACACGAAGTCCTCGACGCCTGGTACGAAACACGCCGGGCCGAGAGAGGTGCAGATGTTGGCTAACGTGGCTGATGATTGGTAAAGTGTCTCAAAGCGGCGTATTCGTCGTCCCGTAAAAGCGTTCAACATTCAGTTGGGCGCCTTTTTTATTGCCCAAAATCGGGAGGCCCCATCTCGCAGCCCAGCGTCACGGGCACCGCCGCATGTCGAGAGACGCCGGCACACCACCACCACCAAAACCAGCAGGAGAACCAACATGTCCATCACCGTCGAGCACGGCAAAGACAACATCACCATCCACACCAAAGCCACCCGATGGCATGTGGATGAAGACGAGCGGCTCCACATCATCGGCCCCAACGGCAACCTCGCCTCGTACAACCGCGGATACTGGGCCAACGTCGTCCAGGGCAACGAGTCAGGCAGCACCCCGACCACCGCAGTCGCCACCCTGTACCGCAAAGAGTCGCAGGGCGAAGACAACGTAACCCTGTCCTTCAACGCCGACTACTCCGACGATCGGAACAAGAAATGGGCGAAGTACACGCCCGCGCTGTCCCTCGGCATGAACGTCATAGATTCGGTCGCTGAACAGTTCGAAGAAGGATCACGCTACCTGCTGACCTTCGAGAAGCAGGACTAAGACTCCCGCGGGACGGCGGGCTAAGACCGTCCCTCCGCCGGACCCGGGAGGCTGCAGAACTCCCGGGTCTGGCACAAAGGTCCCTTCCCGCCGATAAGCCGCCCAGGCGACTTCCCTTCGGATAGGCGAGAAGGTCACGGATCCTTAGCTCAGAGGTAGAGCACCGCAGACGTGCGGAGGTCGCAGGTTCGAACCTGCAGGACCCACGGTCGAGAGCTTGAGTAACAGAAGGGTGCCGGGCGACGGACATACACGCACCCCGGTTGAATGGCTGGTACGGCAGCCCGTCAAGCCTCACCAACACAAATGAATAGCCCGCGGACATGAACGCGGGAGGGATGTAGTGCAGCGGCCAAGCACGCCGCGAGTAGCAGGGATCGAGTCCCGCCGAAAGGCAATGGCAACACTCGCTGTAACGCCGGTTCGAATCCGGCCATCCCACCAACCCTGACGCCGTTGATACCCCCAGCGACGCGGCGTCAGGGTGCAGCTGTACCCCGGTGACCGACAAGGTAGGAACCGGGCGAAACGCGGCGCCCGTGACTGAGCAGATCGGACGCCGCAGACTTCAGGAGGAACCATGGCAGACACGCTCCACATGTGCCGATGCGGCAAGCCCCTCATTCCCAACGGCACAGGCGCACACTTCTGCGAGCACTGCGACCGCATCTGCGAGATAGGCAACGCAGGCGGATGCGTCGACTGCCACCTGTTCGACAAAGCCACCAAGCAACACGCCGCCAACACCGCACCATAGCGGCGTCCGGGAGGTAAAGCATGCGCCTCTACCGCGCCATCTGCGCCTGGCTCGAAGCATCAGCAGCAGCCATGTCCGAGCCTCAAGAGTTCGGCCCAGAAGGCGCAGGCGAAGCACGCAGCGAACACGCCCACACCTACAGCACACCGCCCGAGCTCCACATGCGCAGCGACCGCCAGTCCATCGATGACGATGACAGCGGAACCTACAAGCGCAGGCCAATCGGATTCACTCGGCAGTAGCCCATGCCCCGAGCCAAACGCATCTGCGCCAAGCCAGGCTGCCCCGCCGTAGCCAACGGAAGCTACTGCACCCAACACCAACGCGAGAAGGAACGAGCACGCGGCAACGCCAACGCCCGAGGCTACGACCACGCACACCGCGAACTCCGCAAAGCATTCATCCCCGAACACCAAGCCGGCACACTCATCTGCTGGCGATGCCGAGAGATCATCCCACCCAACGAACCCTTTGATTTGGGGCACGACGATGACGACCGAACAATCTACCGTGGGCCGGAACACCGCAACCGTTGCAACCGGGCAGCAGCGGGACGTAAGTCCCATCGACAGTAGGATCCGGAAGCGGATCGCTGAACGCATGGTCATCCAAGACATGGGATACAAGACTCCATGCTGGATCAGCACGCGAGCCGCCCAGCCCAACGGGTACACAAGGATGTACGCAAAGGGCAAAGCACGACTGACTCATCGAGTCTCGTACGAGGCATGGCATGGACCGATCCCTAACGGCCTGGTCATCGACCACCTCTGCCGAGTGCGCACGTGCTGCAACCCTGAACACCTCGAACCCGTGACCAATAGTCAGAACCTGGTACGTGGTGACACGAAGATCGCCAAGCAGGTAGCTCAGACCCACTGCCACAAGGGCCACGAGTTCACCCCCGACAACACGTACCAACGACCCGACCGAGTAGGTCGCATGTGCCGTCGCTGCCGTGCCGAGACTGCGCAACGCGGACGAGACCGACGATCCCACCGAACATGACCCATCAAGGGGGTGGGGAGGGTCCCCCAAGGGGGCGCCGACCTAGACCGCCGGTGAGGTCTCTGGATGGCGCGGAGGGTTCAAAACTTTTCGAGAGGGGCGGTTTGCATGGCATCGGGTGGAGCTCGTAACCGTTCTGGACCGCAGGCTGATCCGTCGTCGGCGCGGTCTGATGCTCGTGGCATTTCGCTGAATGCTTTGCCGTCGGAGGGGCGTCTTGGTGGCCCCCCGATTCCTTGGCCGCTGTCTGATCCTCAGGTGTTCATTGAGGGCATCGAGAATGGGCGGCCGGTCAAGCAGTTGGACTGGGAGGCGTCGGAGGAGCGTAAGCAGGCTGAGCGCGCACTGTGGGAAGAGGTTTGGTCCTACCCGCAGGCTGTGGCTTGGGAGCGTGAGCGTTGGCGCTGGAACATCGTTGCGATGTGGGTCCGGACTTTCCTGACTGCGTCTGGACCGGAGGCTAAGGCCGCGGACAAGACGGCGCTGCACCGGTTCGGTGACCAGCTGGGCCTGACTCCTGCGGGGCTCCGTGAGAATGGCTGGGCGATTGCCCATGATGAGGTTGCGCCGCGGCGTGCTGATAAGGGGACTGAGTCCGATTCGCCTTCGTCTGGCAAGCGTGAGCGCCGGTTGAGAGCGGTGAAGGATGGTAGCGGATGACGGGCTGGGCGTTGTCGACTTCCCGACTCTTGGGGACCTTCTAGACGCTTGGTATGAGCAGCACTGCACGATCCCGAACGCTCTTGGTGTGCGTATCCCGTTCCGTCAGTCTGACTGGCAGTTTTGGTGCACTGCGAACCATTACAGGATCCGTGAGACGGCCGTGTGGGATGAGGATAATCCTCCCCTGGCTCAGGCTTTCGTGTACCGCCGTTCGTTGGTGGTGGCGCCGCAGAAGACGGGCAAGGGTCCGTGGACTGCGGCGATTACTGCTGGCGAGGCTGTTGGTCCTTCGATGTTTTGTGGCTGGGCTAAGGCTGGCGACGTTTACCGGTGTGAGGACAACGGCTGCAGCTGTGGCTGGGAGTTCGAGTATGAGCCTGGTGAGCCGATGGGGCGCCGGCGTCCGGGGCCGCTGATCCAGCTGCTGGCCTCTTCGGAGGAACAGGCTGGCAACGTGTATGGCCCTCTGTCCACGATTGTTATGGACGGGCCCCTGACGGGGCTCATGGCCATCCGTGAGGGTTTCATTCGCATCTTGGACGGGGACGGCGGCCCGAAGTCCAACCGTATCGATGTCGTGTCGTCGTCGGCGAAGTCACGCCTTGGCCAGCCCATCACTTTCGCGATTCAGGACGAAGTGGGCCTGTACACGAAGCAGAACAAGCTCATCGAGGTCGCTACGACCCAGCGTCGTGGTTTGGCGGGTATGAATGGCCGCTCGGTTGCGACTACGAACGCTTGGGACCCCGCGGAGAATTCGTATGCGCAGCAGTCGTACGAGTCTCAGTCGAAGGACATCTTCAAGTTCTTCCGGCAGCCGCCGGCTGACTGGTCGTATAGGAACAAGCGTGAGCGTCGGAAGATCCACGCTTACGTCTATTCGGGCTCCCCTTGGGTTGATCTTGACAATATCGAGGCTGAAGCGGCCGAACTGATGGCCACGGATCCTGCCCAGGCGGAGAGGTTCTTTGGCAACAGGCTCGTTTCAGGCGCTGGAACGTGGCTGAGGGATGGCCTGTGGGAGGGCGCGTATGCCGGACGTTTGGTTGCCGAATCCGCCTGACGGGACCGCAATCTGTATCGGTTTCGACGGCTCGGAGAACAATGACTTCACTGCGATCCAGGCCGAAACCTTCGATGGGTTCTCGTTC